TGTCTTGAGCTATTCTTGCAAATATTGTAACCATATTTGAAGCAGCTTCCCAAGTGCATCCATTTGATTTTGGAGCTGGGCAAAGTACGTTAGTAACTTGACTAATTCTATCTGTAGCTCCTGTTATTGCTACCAAATCATCCTTATCGTCTAAGACGCTACCGAAAAAAGCTAAAGAAGGTTTAAAGTCAATTGCATTATACCTTCCTGTTGGTGTTTTTCCGTAAGGTATACCGTTAAACTGCTCAAAAGCTTCAAGCTTATCAACGTAAGGATTAATTATAGAAGTGTACCAAGTGGATCCAAATTGCGCGAGGCTAGGTAGTAAATCTACCGTTCCAGCTCCTTCCGTCCTGTTTGTTTGCGAATAAGTAATTCCAGCAGCGTTTCCTTCGTTGCTTATTACTATATTACCCTCCTTGCTTGTGGCTCCCTTCCATTTAGTTGTAAATGTAACCACAGCCCCCGTTGAAGTTGCTGTAAATCCAGAACCTAAAACCGAGTTAACAGCCAGGGCAATCTTTGCCGCTATAACAGTTGGAGTGTCGTCTTTTACGACTGAATAATCATAAGTCTGAAAATCTAAATTATCCCTCCCGTTGACCTTTAAGGTGTGGGTTGCGTTTTTTGTAGCATTACCAGCAACCGTCCATTCTATCGCCGTAGCGGTTGAATCGTTGGCGGTTTCTTGAGGAAAAACTACCGTAGGTATTCCTCCAACTCCTGGTGAATTTACGGGGCGTAAAATTCTTAAAATTTGATGAATTGGACTACCAAAACCATAAAGCTCTCCAGCTTCTTGAGCCGAGGTGACTTCTTTTTTTACGGTATCTAAAGTCCCTTGGTTCGCCGTGTTTGCTTCTCCAAATATTGCAATAATTTGGTTTAGATTTGCGCTGGTATCGTTAAAGAATCCTTTAGTGATTCTGTAACCAGCCACTCTGGCTCTACGCTCTAAACCTACTGCCGTTGAAATTGCTGCCATAGTTTTTTTTATTTTTAATTAATTGATTAATTCATATTTGTAACCTAATTCTGTATTCGATAATTTTACATTTGTAAGATTGTTAGTTATTAAAACCCCCTCCTTAACCTTGTAATCTTGATAAAATCTAACTTCATGATTAAGCCGTGCCATGCTTACAAAACTTGCGTCTTGATTATTATTTGGCTCATAAGGTTCGATATTCTGAACGTTTGATGACATAACCAAACCAGGAACAAAATCCAATGTCACATAAAAATTACTTTGCAAAATTGCCTTAATTTGAAAAATGATTTTATCCCTCAAATTCGTGCTTAGCAAGTCCCCTCTTTTTGTTGAGGTTTGTTTTGCCACCGCCCAAGTGTCTACGGTAAATGTGGCGTTTTCTTGTGATCCGTGTTGATTTATTGATTCTGGATTTAAGCTTTCAAATCTTACGTTTATGACTAAAATTTCGCTCTTATCAATTGGAACCATCCGATCAACGAAAACATTAATCGGAAAAGTATCTTCTTGTAATACTTTTTGATTTTCTAGTTCGGTCTTTAAAATAGCAGCAATTTGATGCTTTATTAATTCAGTTCCCGAAGGTTCAATGATAGTGTTAATCAGTGCCATAATCGCCTAATATACAAGTTATCATTCCTAAAGTTTCATCTGGAAAGTTTTCCGTAATAACGTAATTTCTTAAATTACCTGTTGAATCCTTTGCATTAACTAAGTGATTCAGCAAATTAACCTCATTGTTATTATTGCGAGGATTATAATCTTTGCTTAACAAATCCGCTTCATCTAAACAAATATGAGCATTTTTACTATTAACTGGCAAACCATCGGAATCAAAATTAATATGGTGCTTTGAAGCTAAACCATCGGTTTCGATAGTTAAGCCGCTAACTGGATGAATTAAAGTGATTTTTTCACTAAATCCGCCCTTCATAATTTTTTTGGCGTCCCTTCTGGCTTTTGTTAATAGATTTCCGCTCATTGTTTATTTCTTATCTGGTTTAGGTTTTTTCTGATCCTTTGGCTCTTTTTTTACCTCTTCAACAAAACCTCCTTTAAGGCTTTCTGTGACGTTTACAAATTTTGATTCATTTACAATTTCGCCCTTTACGGCAATTTTGTTATTTGCCAAAAGATGCTTAAAAGTTTTAATTTTGTACTGTTTCATTTTTCTTTTTATTAAGGCGGTTTTTACGCCGCCGTTAAATTATAACTTCGCTTTTACTAAGCGAGTACCTGAGCTGTGTAGATTCTATCTATTGTTATTGGCATAGCCAATGGAGCAGATGTGATTTCAAGAGTTGAACTCATCGTTTTAGAATCTGAATAAGCTCGCAAAAGAAACTCAGCTTCCGTGATAGAAGGCATTGATGCGTTCTCGCCACCTATTTGACGATCTACCATGTTAGGTAATCCTCCGAAAACAGTTTTGGCCATAAAATCATCTGGAATAAATACTGCTTTATTTGCGTCTAGGTAATAAGCAGTGGTTCCGTCTGCTTTTGTGTATTTCTGATTATAAGTCCAAAGATTTATATTAAAATCTCCAGCGTCTACTTGACCATGAAATGCAAAACCAGTAACGTTGTTAAATTCTGGAGATTGTACATCAGCACGGTTAATACGTCTGTTGTCGGCTTCTGATTTAAAATTTGGATTAGTCAGCAAAGCGGATAAACCTTCTCCACGCATTACCATATTTAATGTGGTTGAGGCGCTTGCTCCAACATCTCTTAAAAAAGTACCAGCGTTTTTTAAGCTTGTTAAAGGATTAGCGGTATCCTTGTTAAAGTATTCATCAGCCCCTAAATCAACCATTGAAGCCGCCTTTCTTTTATAGTCAATTGAATCCCCGTTAATTAGCTCAACAATTCCTGTTTGCATTACATCCGCTTGCTGCTTTCTAATTGATCTTTCAATTTTAGATCGCATTTTACGAATATTTTTAAGCGCATTTTGAGCAATAATTGCGTTAACATTTGAATTTTCCAATCCAACCCCTAAAGCAATAGTTGACATATACACTTCGTCGTTTTGAAAGTCGTATTCCTCACGAAAATATGGAGGTTGAAATTTCTTTTCAGTAACAATGCTGAATTTATTTTTATTCCCTTCCGTAAATCTTCGAACGTCTACGGCTATGCTATCGTTATCCCGTTGAACCTCTAAATCTACTTCCAAAGTCATTGCTGTTTCTCTAGGAAAGAATCCTGAAAATCCTGCTAAAACTGGTTTATCTTCAACAAAAGTTCCGACTACCTTACTGGCAATCGTTTTTGTGTGATTCTGAATTGTGATCGCCATTAGTTGTCTATTTTAGTTTGTTCTTGGACTGCGAATATCGCAAATCCTAAATCGTTTAATACGTCTCTTAAAGCCTTGTTTCCTACAACGGTGTCAAGTGTAACATTAGTTGGTAGTTGTAATAAACCTCCATCAATATCCCCACTGATAGCGTAATCAATAGCAGCGGTCGCACCTGAGGCTAAAGTTTCATCATTCATGAAAGTAATACCTATCACGTCGGCTAAATTACTTGCAGTTGCTAATTCAACTTGACCAGCTGTATCGGTATCTCTAACAACCAACTGACCTATTGTAGCGTTTTGTGACGCCGCTGGGTCTAAGTTGTTAGCTAAAACTCCTTTGGCAAATCTAGCACCGTATAGGAATAAGTTTTTCCTTACGAAATCAACCGTTGATTGGTTGTTCGTGGCGTTTCTTTGTGTTGCTGTAATGCTCATAATTTATTTGAGTTTAAAGTTAAAAGCTTTGTTTAGTTCCTTTTGCTCGGCAGAAAGTCCAGCATCAAGAGTTGATTCTCCTGTTTGAAAATCCTTTGCGGATTCACTTTTAATTTCGGCAATATTTCGCATTTTGCTAGATTTAACTAGCAATTTCTCCCTTTGGGATTTTGTAATTTCCAAACCGCTTTCGATTCCTTCCATTACGGCTTTAGAATCGGTTTCTGAATGAGCCAACCAGCTTTGGACTCTTTCGGATTCAGCAGTTACACCCATAGCAAGAACCTCGCTAAAAAGCTCTGGATGCGTGTTTTTAAGTTCCTGTTTTGTCATTTTTTTTGAATTAAAATTAATATTGGTAATATTGTTGTTTGTTATTATTTTTTGGAATAAATCCTCCATTGTAGATCTTCCATCTAGGTAAATACCTGTGTCGTCTTTTGCAAATATTGCATTTCCATTAAGTTGCTCGTTTGTTAATTTAGGTCTATTTTCCTGTAATGTAGAAATAAACCTTTCATTAACTGGATCTAAAAGCTCATTAACTAATAAAGTATAATTATCATTATTTAAAGCCTCCTCAATTGGCTTATTTTTTAAAACTGATTTTGTGGCATAAAGTCTAATATATTTAACTCCCTCCTTTTCGCTGTTTGCGGCTCTTCCCTCTGTCTGTAACATGGTTCCTAAACTTCCAACCATTGACATATCACTTTGATAGTATATACCATCAGCGGCGGACGCTATCCCATAAGCGGCACTGGCTAGTGTTCCTCCTTTCGAGATTAAAACGTAAACTGGTTTGTCCATTGCTTTAACCTCGTTAATCGTGTCAACCATTATTTCAACCGCAGC